TTCAACGTAGTCTACTCGTTCAACTGCTGTAGCTGACACATCTACTACAAGTACGTTAGTTACATGCTCATTGATAATTCTATAGTCTTGAGTAAGAGCTACAGCTACAGGTGGTACATCAAATGGTGATGGTAAGGTTGTATTGTCACTCTCGTATGTTGCACCATCAGAAACCTCATCAAAGACAGATTCACTGATTTCTCTAAGGGTCATACTTGTTAGAATATCGTACTCATCTCTTATACCAAAGTCCCAAGTAACAACCTCAAATTCTTTATTATCAAAACCTAACCTAGTATTGGTAAGACGTATGATGTCTCCCACTTGAACTTGAAAGGCTTTCATTCCAAAGGTAGCTTGTACAGTAAGCTGCTGTCTATTACGTTCTAATGTAATACGAGCTAGGCGTCTAGCTTCAGTTGTATTATCTGTAAATGGTAATTCTAAATCAATTACACTTTCTTGACCACCATCAGCAGCTAAGAGCGCATTATATGTAGCTGAGTTAAGGATAGGTACTTGAGGAAAGTCAGATGGCTGATAATCACTTTCTGGGCCTCTAAATGTCCCTTTGACCACATTGAAATTTTCTCTGCGTGAGTGTCTTGTGGAAATCTGTATGCCTGACCTAAGATCATCCTCATTAAGATCTAATACTGGACTTGTGTAGTAAGCTGGCTTCATTCTCCACTTACCTTGAGCATACCATAATAAGCCACCCATAGAAGTGGATAAATTAATGATGGCATCGTAGGGTGTAGTGTTAGTAGTAAATGCCCCGTTTAGGGAAAACCTAGTGCCACCTGACAGAGTGGGATAATTTAAGTGATCACAAACATTGGCAGCTATGGTAACAAGATCATCGTCTACACTCTCAATGTCTTCACTAAGACCGTAGCTGTAGATAGTTGTATTAGTACCCTCTTTACCAGATGTAATATAATCCCTTAAACATAAGGCTGGGTTGTCAGACCAAGCTGTAGTACTTGTACGAGGGTCGTATACCTTCTTACCCTTAATTATAGCAGTTATCTCAGGAAATCCGTTAGGGAAAACATCAGCGTCAAATTCTAACCTGACGTATAGATAAGCTGTAGCTAATAACTTACAATCTGTAGTCCATTTTGCAGGGGGCGCTAAACCACCTAAGTCTGAAGAGGTAACAGCAGTCTGTGTAGTTGTACCTAGCTTTTTAACTATCTTAACTTTACCAGCATACTTAGCTGGTGCTGTAACGTCATTGCCACTTAGAGTTAAAACCTCATCATTAAAATATATAGTCTCAAACTCTTCTATCTCATGTCCAGCGAAAGCTAATACACTGTGTAAGTATTTATTATTATCTGTAGTGCCTTGAAATACTACACCACTAGCTATTCTAATCTTACCATAGATAACTTGATGAGGTAGAGTAGATCCCCTTTGAGTTATTAGGTAACCTTGATCTCCACCCTTGAGTTTTGGGTCTGGAGCTAAGGCTTTAGTCAAAGCAATGGCAGTAACAGTCCCTACATAAGCTGCCGCAAGAAAACCTAAACTAACCCCGCCCGTAAATGGGGCAGCTACTAAAGCTGCAACTACCGCAATAGCACCAGCTAAATTAGCATCTTCATCTAAGAAGTCAATATCTATACCAAAGATAGCCATTAGCTTTCAGAACTCCTACCCCAAGCAAGTTTCTGGTCTTGCATATCAGCTACAAAATCAAAACCAGCATCTGTACTTGCACCAGCTATGTTCCTAGACCTTTGATACTCAGCAGTGTATCTAGCTACTCTGGCTCTCTCTAAGTCAATCAACTTATTTTCAACCTTAACTCTTATAGTACCAGTATCTGCACCCTCTTCAATATTCATCTGATCCATGTAACCAGTAAATATTTCAGTTAGGCCAGTTGATCTATCTTCTAGCTCAATACGTGAGCCATCTTCTAGGAGAATGAAGTTGGTGCTTTCTTTCTGTAGACTACCCTTAGCGAACATACCAAAATAGATCTTACAAGTTCTACCTTGATATGGAGTATTAAGAGCTAAAGCTAATACCTCAGAAGGCATACCTGTAATAGTAATATCTGCACCTCTAGCAGCAGTCTCTGTAGTTTCTTCTACAGAAGATATACCTAGTATAGTTCCAGCACCTGTCCAATTAACACCTTCAAAGACAAGAGTACCTACGCCAGTCCACAGACGTAAGACATTATCAGCATCAAAGTTCATTTCAACAGCAAAGAAGGGGTAGATTACATTATCATCTAATGCATCAACTATTGTTGTAGGTAAAACTCTGGACATTATTGTAGAGCCTCTATAGCTTCAAAAGATATACCATAGAAACTAGCGTTGTCTATCGACCAAGAAGTAGTACTATTACCAAGTCTAAAGACCCCCTTAGGGCTACTGTAGATTACAGTCTCACCTGAGTATGTGCTTCTTAAGTCGGGCCAGATCTCTAAGTTACCACTACCACTTTGGTCTACTAATACTTGGTGTAGTCTAGCAGCAGACCCTGTACCTAACTGAATATAGTCACCAGCTAGTAGAGTACCTGTCATAGTAACTGAAACTGTGCTATCTCCTGCTGTACCTGACAAGGTAGGCGTACCACTTACTGTACCTCTAGGTGTAGCATAGTCAGGATCTCCCAGTAGAAATGTTCCTACAGAACCCTTAAGAGCTACTAGCATAGCTTTCCAATCAGCAGCTAGATCCCTACGTACAGAGGGAATACTGACTGAGGCACTCCAGATTTGCCCCTGATGAGCTACGACTTGTTGTTTATATGTAAAAGGGGATTGAGAGATAGCTACAGCATTCATAGCACGTAGTTCAATACTCTCTATGCCAATAGTTGTAGGTGTATTAAGAGGGTAACTTATAGCCATGATTTATCCACCAAATGCTGCTTTCATTGCGCCACCTCTGCGACGAGAATCTACGATTTGTTGTTGTGTCATTTTAGCAATCTGTGGTGCAGCTTGTGCTATAATCTTTCTTACACTATCATCACCATTAGCTGTGAAACTAAAATTCTGCACGATATTAACATTACCGCCAGAACCCTGACCTTTAGTATGGTCTATGACAGTCTCTCTAGGGTGTAGCATAGCCATAAAGCCACCCTTACCGTCTAAGCCACCTGATCTTGGGCCTGATCCTGTGTATCCACCGCCCTCATATTTACCAAATATTTTTGTAGGTTTTCTAGGTGGGGCTACAGTGCCTTCAGTACCAGCAGCGGAAGCAGGAGCAAAAGCACCTGTAACAGCACCTTTGATAGATTGTACTAGCTGTTCAACAACAAGTATCCTGTAAAGCTGTTGTATGATGTCAGCAGCCATAGATCTAAAGGCATCTTTAGCTGATGTAGTTCCATCTACTAGACCCATAAAGAAGTCACCAAAAGCTCCAGAGACACTATCAGCTACAGCTACTTGTTGTTTCTGTGCGTCAGTTAATTCTCTAGTTAGGTCTATAGCTTTTTGTGTTGCTTTATTAGTCTTATTCTTAGCATTATGCTCTGCTATAAGTTCATCTATAGTCTTATAACCAAACTCTTGTTGATAACGGGTGTTGCGTTGTCTGGGGTCACCACCACGACCACTAGCAAGACCTGTGGGCATTAAACTTTGTTGTAAGCTAAGAAGATTTAATCTGGCCTTCTCTTGATCATTTACAAGTTTTAATGCCCCAAGTTGCAGTTGTAATTTATCATAAACAGCTAAAACCTCTGTTTTATTTTTACCAAGAATGCCATTAGATTCTAGTTGAGTTTCGTACTTATCTCTTTCTAACTTAGCAACAAGGTCTTGATAATGTACACTGTCTTTACCATAAATTACTTCTTCTTTAGCTAGTAGTATTTTATCTTGTAATGATTTTTTCTCTGCATCTATTGCAGTCTGTATATCTTTTATTCTTGCTTTCTGATCTGCTGCTTGATCTTTTGCAAGTTGAGTATTTTTAATAGCCAATACTGCGGTGGCCTTTTGAAGATCTAGTAACTTCTCTTGTACTTCTTTTTCTTTCTCTACAGCATCTAGCCTTTCTTGAGCATTCTTTTTCCTATTTAAAGCTAAAGCTAAAAGTTTAGTTTCGTCTGATAATTGCTTCTTAAAAAGATCCGCTAAGTTTAAAGTAAGATCTGCCTGACTTTTCTTTTCGCCAGTAGCTCTAATCTCTAACTCAACAATTTTATCTATAAGTCCCTGTTGTTTTAACCTTGCCTTATATGCGTCAGGATCAAATTCAGTTACAAGTGAAAGTCTCTTTTGATTTAACTCATCAGTCTTTTTATTTATACTATCTATAGCGTCTGCAAAAGTTTTAACTTCGTCAGAAGACTCTTTAGCATCTTTACCAGATCTTAAGAAAGCTGCACCCAAAGCTCCAAGTAAAGGTATAGCAATACCTAAACCAGCAATTAAAAAGCTCATAGATAACTTTAGCCCCATGAAACCTATTTTTGCATTTAGAGTTGCTGGCGGCAAGAGGTAAAGAACCCCAACCATCTGAGTCATTTGTTGACTAAAGGCGACCATTGGGTTTGTTCCCGATTGAACTTGAACAAGAAAGTCGCCCACTTGATAACCAGCTTGTTGCGTAGCAACACCAAGTTTATTCATACCCTTGTTCATCATATTAGCATGAGCAGAAAAGATCCCAGTACCCTGCTGGAAATCTCTGTTTAATTGTTCTATGCTTACTGATCTTTGTTTGTCAGTTATAACCCCTAACTGTTGTGCTTTATTTAAATCTTTGAGGGTTTTTTCATACAGCTTAGATGTAGAGTATAAGGGCTTAAACTTTCTGGACAACCTGTCAACTTCAGAACTGTACTTAGCAAACGTATTAGTTGATTTATCTGTTTTATCTCTTAATATATTTACTTGATTTGATGTCCTATTTAAATAATCATTCAAGACCTTTAAATCACTAAAATCAACGCCAATCTTAATGTCTTCAGTTGCCATTAGTTATACCCATAAAGACTACATCAACACGTTTTATTGCTTCTATTTCCCAAGAAGACAATGGTGTATCTGTAAGCTCCTTCCATGTTTTTATTTCTTGATAACTTATCGGGTTTGGTCCTGAGAAACCCATCGTTCTACTTGCGTTT